AACACCCACCGTTTTTACATGGCCGAAAGGTTCGCTGTTAATGCCTTTAATTTTTGGCAGGTTTAGCGCCAGCAACCCGCCTACGTTCACGAAATTAACCGAATCCGTTAATACATTAGCGTTCACATTTGAAGAGAGTTCGCCAATTGGTAACGCTATTAATCCTTTCCCGAGTGTTCTCCCTGTAGTACAAGCTAATTTGGGGTTAGCCGGTCCTGCCCGTATCTGGACTGTTCCATGTACCTATTCTAGTTCCGAAACGGATAACGTAGTTGTTGATATCGATTATGAACGTATCGGATTTGTCAGGGAAGATGCTGCGTATACTTATCCGCAAGCGCCTCGGCGCATCACAGAGTTATCGTTTGAACTGTGTACCAGACAAACCATCGCTCAAATGGAGAGTATCTTCATTGATCGTCGCGGGCGCACAGTCAATTTATGGGTTCCCACGTTCCGTAATGATGCGGATTTAGTTTCGGATCAACCCGGCAGCAATCCGCAACAGATTCAAATTGATTCGTCAAGCCGGTATTTAGATACAAATTTCACAACTCATCCAGGGTACCCGTATCTGTGTTTAAATGATAATACTGGCCAAGCCATCTTCCCTTTTAAGATCGCTTCATTAGGTGGTGACCTTCTTCAGACCAACGTTCCGATAACTCAATCATTCAAGAAATCCGCTAAAATATCTGCGCTAATCCTTAGCCGGTTTCAAGATTCCCAGATTCAATGGACTTATCGAACAAATGGGTACGCTTACACAACTATTAAATGGGTTGAAGCAACCGAAGATTATTCTAACCCTCCATTTGAAGAATTTATAGCGCAAGGATTTCATTTTTATAACTTTAACGATGCCGGTAACCTGAGTTTGCTATACACAAATTTTGAATCAACGCTTGTTGTGCCGGGATTAGGTACATTGGTGCCTGGTTTGTTTTCTCACGGAGAAATCAAAACGGGATTGGATATGGGCAGCGATACGGCGGATATCATGTCGTTTCAATTTCCCGGTAACCCGTTATCGCTTCTTATGCCATGGACGTTAGTAGGCGATTTAAACGTTGATATTTATGATATCAACAGGTTGTCGTTAACGTGGGATTTATTGTTTAGGGGCACGGTGGAAGAACTGGATACAGAAGGGGCAAAGATTACCGCTAAAGTTTTGGGGTTTAGTTCTCTGTACGATCAGCAATTTCATCGTCACGTTATGGCGGGCGATTGTCCGTATGCGGTTTTTTCTCCTGAATGCGGTGCTGGCCGAAATGCGGCCAACACGGTTACCGTTACCATTACCGGAATTACCGGAAACAACATCATTGTTTCTCCACCCGTTGGTGGTCCGGGTAACGTGTTCGCGAATGGGGTATGCCAAATTAACACAGCATCGCAAGTGCAATTTCTTCATATTACAGCTAATAACGCAACCAGTTTTCAATTATCGCGGCCCCCGGTTAATACGCCTATCGGGTCAATAGCTACCATCAGTTTGGGTTGCGATGGTACATCGGTACAATGCGAAGGGTTTTTTAATAACTTAGTTAATTTTGGTGGGGAAGATAATATCCCGCCCACTAATCCGAGCGTAACGGCGGTTACCACTAAAAATAGCAGTTCAACCACTTCAAATAAATGACCGAATTGCAACAGCGCATTTTATCTGAAGCCATAAGTTGGGTTGGTACACCGTGGCGGGTAGGGGGCAGTTGCGCAAAAGGTGTCGGGGGTGGGGTGGATTGTTCCAGATACGTGTTGGCGGTATTTAATAATTCTGGGTTATGCCCTGAATTTAAGGTACCGGATGTGCCATCGATCTATTGTATGGATCGCAAAAATCCGTCGTTGATCCTGGCGTTCTTATTGGGTCACCCGGAATTATGCGTGGAAGTGGAAGGCGATAATTATCAACCGTGCGATATAGTGACGTTCAGAGAAGGCGTGGTTGTTCATCATGTCGGGATCGTCTTGGAAGATTGTATCTCAATGGTGTCATGCCGCCAACCGCAAGGGGTAAGCGTTCACGTGTTTAAAGGGGACGATTATTTCAAGAAACGGTTAAACAAAGGGTTTCGACCGAAAGCTTTATGTCCTTAGGCGGCACACCAGCGATTCATACGGAGAAAACTCCGGAGCTAACAGATTTCGGGCATTTACCCGAAAACACTAGCCAAGCTGCACAAGATGTTCTGGTCCCGTATTTCGCCGGGATTCAACGTATAAAAACGATGTGGGTCACCCCGGCGATTAATGTCACAACCAAAGAAATAAAATCTAGTAGCGGTGGTGGGGGCGGTGGCGGTAAAGGCAATCCGGGCTCGAGCCAAACGTCATCTAGCAGCACCTTTAAGTATTTTGCGGATTTAGTGGCTATCGTTGCCATGGGGCCAGGGGACCGGTTAACCAGCGTCATCATCAATAACACCGTAGCGTTTTCCGGATCTATCCCCAGGATTTTTGATGAAGTGGACGTGTCACTAGGGCAATGGGGATTAATGCGGTTATCGTGGGGGACCGACCGGCAATTGGCGCCGTCATTAATCAATCTTAACGGGATGCGGTTTGGCGGGCAACGCGGCAAAATTCGTTGCACGTTTAGCCAACTTTATTTCGGTGCGGTTGGCAGCACTAATGTTCCAACGGTCGAGTTGATTATTGAACGGTGCCCTGATTGCACCGGTCTTGGATTCAATATAAACGACCCGAATTTGTTGCAGCAAGGTATTGGCGCTAATCCTATTGCGATCATTTACGAAATAATGACCAATGTAAGGTACGGGTTAGGGATACCTAAGACGAAATTTGATGTTCCGTATATAACAAACAGAATATTTGCATTAGCGCAAACAGCCATATGGATAGCGCCGTTAATCGATTCGCAGCAACCGTTCCGAAGTGTTATCCAAAATTTATGTCAATATTTTGACGGGTTCGTCCGGAAAGTTAACGGGTTAATTCAGATCGGTTATTATACCCATGCCAGCAACAACGCGGCGGGTGTTGAATCTCTTAATTTCGACGCCTTTTTGCCGCCTGGAGTAAAGTTCCGGCCCGTAGGATATTCCGGCACCGTTAACGAGGTGTTGATGACCTCGAATAACGCCGCTAATTTTTTCACAAGAAATACGTTGCGCGCGGCTGATAGCGCTTCCCGATTGATTACGGGTCAAGCACGTAATGCGCAGATTGATCGACCCTACATTGTTGATCCCACTATTGCTAAAGCGTACGTAGAAGAGTTTGTACGGTTTAACTCTAATCCGTTAGTAACTGGGTCCGGCGACGTAATAAAAGAAAGGATGTATTCGATTCACGTTGGTCAACTGGCGTTGATTCAGGCAGGCGATTTCGGGGCGCAAGTTTTATGTAGGATAACGTCCAAAACATGGGGTGAAGATTCCAGCGGCAAATGCGCAATCGAATTTGAACAGGAACGCGGTACTTATGATTCAGCGTATAGCCCGCCGAAAGCGTATCCGGACATTACCCCATACGCTAACCCTGGGCAGGTTACGCACGCTAAGATCGTTCAGTTACCAGGACCGTTACGCGATAACGCGGCTATTGAAATTTTCATTTTAGCGGAACGCCCGAGTGCGCTTGATTTCGGGTTTTTAGCTTGGGTCAGTGACGATGACCTTATTTTTGATTTGATGAGTAACTTTGGCAATTACTTTTCAGTGATGGGAACAGTTACTAGCGCGTCACCGCCAACCGCGCCGTATCCAGATGCGTCATTCGCTTTTGTTGTTTCAATGGTCGGAATAGATGCCAGCACGATTCCTAGTCTTACTCATGGACAAGCTTTAGCTGGAACGATGTTGATTTTTGTTGATAAAGAAATTATGTCGCTGGAAGCCTTTACGGCACTAGGCAACAACCTGTATTATTGTACTGCTATCCGCGGTGTGTACGGGTCCACGGTGCAATTTCACGACGCAGGAGCGCAAGCCTGGTTTATTTATAGGGCTAATATTCGGCCATTAGCTTGGGCTCCGTTTATACCTGGGAATACGTATTACTTTAAAGTACAGACGTACACACAGTTTAACACATTTGATTTAGCTAGTGCATCCACGTTTGCGTATACCATCGGATCAATTAACGCGGCGTTACTCGGCCCGACCAATCTGGTAGTAGGCTCTGATCCCACCGATACTTACGTGATATTTAACTGGGTCAATGATTCTTCGCCGAATGTTGCAGGGTACGAGATCAGGTACGGAGTTATAGGCACCAATTGGCAACAAGCCAAAATAGCAATTCGCGGGGTTAGCTCGTCGCATAGCGTTACGCTTGTCATACCGCCCGGTGAATGGACATTTTTCGTTACCGATTACGACAGCTTTTTTTATTACTCACCCAACATCCTTTCGCAAAATTTCACAGTTAAAAAGTTATTTACTCTAGTCGAAATCAATTACGGTGAAATCGAGCATTTTGTTGATACAGAGTTTGGGGCGATTATAGACGATAATTGGGGTGATGGTAACAGTACGTTTGTCAATTGTTCTGTGCATCCTACTGCGTACGTGTTGGTTCCCGTTGATCAAGCGTTAGCTAGTTTTGTTCCTGCTGGTGGCGATGGATTTGAGGCATTCGATCAATTCGTGGTATCGCCTCCTTCGCTTTGCACGTTTATAACGCCGGTTATCGATAGTCTAGGGCAAGATACCAATATCCGGTCCAGTATCGCGGTCTACGAATATTTATGGGGGTTTTCGGATAGCCCGTTTTCCGGGGTGGATTTTCTAAGATCGTTGCCGCCACAATGGTTTAACGCGGTAATCACCAACGGTTACATTCATCCATCGCGATATTCCGTTGTGCCTAAATCAACTCGGTTAGCGTCTTACGTGCCATCAGGCGGCGACGGGTTTGAAACGTTCGATAACTTCGTGCTTGATCCGTTCGCGACCACCGATGTGTCGTTTACCCAAGATTTGTTGGAGTTCGGCCCGGTTAACATGACGTTAAGCACCCAATTTAATAACGGCCCCGAGGGGACCGGCAACGTTATTTCATCGGTGGGGATCAGTTATTCTAGCGATAACATCCATTTTGTTGCCGCACCGGTAACCGGTGGAGCGGGCACAATCAGCGCCACGGCTGTTTCACGTTACGTCAATTATTCTGCGCACTTGGACAATTCCGAAAACCCCGGCACCATTGCGTCGATGACCGTGGACTCGTTGTTGGCGCCTGATAACTATTGGGTACCGATTAACGGCCAGATTCGGACTAGTCGCGATCACGTGACCTTTAGCGATTGGCAAGAAGTCCATTCAACATTTACCCCGGATCGGTACAACCAATATAAAGTCGAATGGAGCCCGTACGGCGGCATTTGGCCCGTATCGATTTCGTCTGTCTGGTTTTTGCTAGATTCAGATACAACCACGCAAAAAGCGGTGGCCCGACCGGTAACGGTGGGCGGCACCACGTTCACGTTTAGCCCGGCGTTCCGGTTACAATTACCGACTATTCACGTAACCCTTGTATCGCCCGGGGCCGGGTTTCCCATTATCACGTTCCAAAGTTTAACAGGGTTCACGGTCAAAGTTTTTAATCAAGCCGGCATAGACGTTGGCGGGACAATCAACTGGATAGCTGAAGGAGTATAAAATCGTATGCCAAAAAGCCCGCAATCATTAGTTCCGTACCAGAGCACACCGTTCACGTCTACTGACGGCACCACTTATAAAGGTAAACTAGACGCCAACACAACCGTATTTTCGCACCCGGCCGGTGCTTTGTACGTATATCCAAGCGCCAATCCGTCATTAAACGTTCTCGTCGATAGGGCTTACAATTTTACAATTGCTGGCCCTGGAGGCGGATTAGGAACGTTATCGGGTCCGGTTGGAGTATTGTTAACTGTTCCGGTATCAAATTCATGGTACGCAACAGTATATTTTGATTCAATGACGGGCGGTTGCGCGGCCATTAACGGATCATCGTCCGGCGCTCCAACACCAATACTTCCCAAAGCGGCTTGGCAAATTCCTTTAGCTATAGTTCTGTTAACCGCTGGTCAAACCTCTGTCACGGCATTAAATATACAGGATGTTCGTTCTTTGCAATTATTCAGGCCAATCAGTATATCTCTAGGCACGATAGGCACAAACACTGACGTGGAATGTTTCGGAGCAACCACTGTTCATATTGATTTAAGGCTTTCAGCGTCATGCGCTATTTCATTAAATCATCTACTTTATGGCGCAACGGTATCAATTTTTGTATCGTCTGTTGGGTCATTCTCCTTTTTTTTAGCGGCTCTTGATACCGCAGGTGTTTCATACGGTAACGTTTCTCTTGTCAACAGCGCCGGGGCGGCTGTCCCTGGTGCTTCTGGAATACCGTTAACCGCTTCCGCGTTTTCTGTAATGAATGGTGTTACTGGTTCATCATCATTAGTCATCTCGCACGGTGTATGAAAATCATCGTTTACCGCGATAACACGCCGACGTTACAGGTCCAAGCGTTCCATAGCGATAACAGCGTGGTGTCGCTCGGTGGTTGTTCCATCCTGATGTGTTTCAAAATGGATCAATCGTTACCGAATTCGGAAGC